TGACCTGCGTATTTGTTATACAAGTACGGGCGGATCAAGGAAAAATATCATTAAGTATTTCCCGACAGATCGAGTACTGCGTTTGTGTCCTGGTAGGATGGTCTGGCGGCATAAGACTGGTGAGTTGCTCAGATTAGCCGCTACATTAGATCCTCAGATAACGACTAATGGTACGCGAGATTTTCAGGGCGTAGTCTACAAGAATTTATCAGGTAACACATTTAATGGAATGTGTGGAGCTACGTGGATAACAGAGACTAAAGACCCATGCGTGGCCGGTATACATTTAGGAGGTAACGCTGGGTTACCGCGTGGGTGTGCTGGCACCATATCCCAACAAGACATCGAACTTGCGATAGACGAAGTTGCCAAGTGTGAAGGTGTCCTATTGAGTGGCGATGGTGAAAAGTTTGAACCCCACATGCTTGGGGAGACGTTTGTGACGCAAGAACCGCTTCACCCTAAGAGTGCAATAAATTTTCTACCTGAAGGGTCACAATTTGAGTATTATGGCTCATGCATAGGACAAGCGACATCACGATCGGACGTGCGACGTACGCCCATATCTGATATCGTAAATGAAGTGTGTGGTGTCGAGAATATTTGGGGAGCACCCAAAATGCAACCCGAATGGTTTGGGTGGCAGAAAGCATTGGCTAATGCCAGTCTACCTGCTACACCATTTCCACACGAGTTGTTGGAAGTTGCTGTGCGTGATTACAAGTCGGAGCTATTAACTTTGATTCGCAGCGATTTGTGGAAGAACAAAATATCGCCGCTGACCACGCACCAGAATATTAATGGAATACCTGGTGTGAAGTTTATAGATGCTATTAATTTAAATACAGCTATCGGTTATCCTTTAACAGGCATTAAGCGTAAGTATATTATCGAGAATGAACCGTTAGAGAACGGACATTTGAATAGGGAGTTTGATCCACTTATAATGGCTGAGATTTGTCGTTGTGAGAATTTATATAGACAAGGACAGCGCGCTTATACTGTAGCTAAAGCTTGTAAGAAGGATGAAGTTTTACCTGTCGCTAAGGATAAGTGTAGAATATTTTATGGTAATCCCATAAGTTTGACGTTCCTGGTGAGGAAGTATTACTTACCAGTGTTGCGATTTTTACAAATGAATCCTTTGAAGTCTGAATGTGCTGTTGGTATTAATAGTCATGGACCAGAATGGGATGAATTTTATAAACACGTTATGAAGTTTGGCGATAAGCGTATATTTGCGGGAGACTATGGTAAGTATGATCAAAAGTTACCGGCTCAATTGATTTTAGCAGCATTGCGTATATTATGTGATTTAGCTTCTGAGTGTGATTATTCAGACGATGATATTAAGGTCATGAAGGCTATGAGTGGAGACATTGTATATTCTTTGATCGCAGTAAATGGTGATTTAATAGGTTTACAATCAGGTACTCATATATCAGGTAATTCTTTGACAGTTATCATTAACGGTATTTGTGGCTCCTTGAATTTAAGGACCTACTTTTATTCACAGTATTCTCATAAATTATCATTTCGGGAAGCTGCCCACATGATGACATATGGAGACGATAATGTTGGGACTGTTAGTTCTAAGTATCCCTTGTTTAACATAAAAGGCTTCTCCGAATTCTTGGCAAAGTATGGACAAGAGTACACTATGCCAGATAAGGAGAGCCAATTGTTGCCATATTTGGATATCAAGGATTTTGAGTTCCTGAAACGGTCCAATGTATATCATAAAGATATTGATTGTAACATTGGCGCCCTTTCAGAAAAGTCGATATTTAAATCTCTACATTGTTATTTACGACCAAAGAAATGCGAGTTGACGCCATCAGAGGCGTGTGCTTTAAACATAGATAACGCTCTTCGTGAGTGGTTCAATCATGGACCAGATGTGTATGAAACACGCCGCAAACAGATGCTGGAAGTTGCAGCACGTGCGGAATTATCGCACATGTGTGTTGGACTGCATTCCACTTATCAAGATCGCCTAGAAGATTGGAAGCTTAGATATGTGGAAGGCGTTGTGCGTGAACCTGATGGTGGCATTCAAGAGGAGTTTGAATGCCAGGCTGGTGTTGAACCAGTAGACGATTTGTACATGAAGGCATTTTCTGAAATAGATATGACTATATTGTGCGTGAACGCTGTGTTTCTGCATCAGGATTTTGGCGAAGTTGATATTCTGTTTGTTAAACCAATACAAACAGTACCACATTATTTGATAGTGGAAGTCAAGAATTCTTACTGCCAAAACATGCGGCGGAAGGGACGCATGCAATTGAGACGACAAGTGCGAGCATTAAATACTATTAAACCAGCTATACCTATATTAGGTGTACTACTGACCCCACATGGTTATGAACTAGTGGATGAAGCTGGAGGTATTGGGATGTGGCATTTAGTGCGTTTACCCTTCCATCCGACCCAGTCAAGTCTTGAAACTGACTCCCAGTTATCCTTCTGATGGCAGCAAAAAGGACGTGTGTATATGGATACCAGTGTTTGCATATTTTGTATTTCATATGTATATATTAGGCTTTGCACATAGTGACGTCAGCCTCGTCTGATACCCCTATTTAGGGGAGGTTTGGTCAACCAATGTAAATACGACCTGGCCCACGATAAAGATAAGTGGTGACCTTGTAAATAAATTCTTTGGAAATTGTTTAAAAGAAAAACAAACACAAACCAAGTCTGAGGAGACTCTAAATCCTACACAATTG